CCCCGGAGCTATGGGTTCTAAGGCCGGTTCTACTGAGCAGTGGTCTGATGCCACCCTTAACCGTGATGTTTTCGGTGCCGAGATGAGTGGTCAGGGTGTCGATGAAGGTTCCTTCGTCTCTGATGCTGGTACATTCGTTCTTTCTGAGACTGCTCTTGACATGCATTGTTGGGGTGAGAACCCTGTTGTAACTGCCAAGTTACAACTTAACGGTCAAGATCGTTTCTCTGAGCGTGAGGGTTCCTACTTCGATGTTGTCCAACCTTTCCAACACCATACCCGTAGTCCCGATACTGGTATCAACAGTTATTCCTTTGCTCTTCGCCCCGAGGAACACCAACCCTCTGGAAGTTGTAATTTCTCCCGTATTGACAATGCTACCCTTCAGCTTGTTCTTTCCAGCGCCACTGTTGGAGGTACTGCCACTGCTAAGGTCCGTGTCTATGCCACAAGTTACAACGTTCTTCGTGTCATGAGTGGCATGGCTGGTGTTGCTTACAGTAATTAAGCGTAATAATATTTTAATCCTTTAATGTGTATGTAATAAAATACACATTAATTAGTTAATAATAAAATTATATAAATATAAATATTTCATTAACACATATACAATAATGTCGCTTCATTCAGTACAATCTACTAGTTTAAATACCCAGAATGATTTATTAATGAAATGTTTGATGGATTTTTATTCGGACAAAACGAGGTTAAATGAAATGATGAACATTATTAACGGTGAGTCGAACATTTCATTACGAATAGTCGATTGGTTTGTCACCAATTATGCAAAAAAATACTATACAATATACGAGTTACCTGTAAGTCGTAACGGAAAATTCATGTCCTCCAGATTCAAAGTATATAATGATTACAAATTGAAATTGAAAGCTTATTCCAAAAAACGATTTGATCCGTTTTGTCGATGGGAACGTATTACGATTCCTTATGATGGAAATAATTATATGGAAACCACCATTGGACAATTGAACTTTTTCAAATGGGCAATTGAAAGTAAGATTATTGAATATATTCAAGCAAATTACGACCATATCGAAAAAGATATGAACGAGCGAAATAGTATTTCCAAACGAAAGAAAGAAGATTTGGAAACTGCCGATATTGTGATTAACAACGACAATAGCAAAACACGAAAAAAACGCGAAGAATTATCCGTTTCTGCATGTAAATGTGTGAAAAAAGAAAATGTGAAAATTATTGTCACATTTAATTAATACATCGTTTGAATTTGTATGTCAAGAAATATAAATTTCATTACCATTTTGCTAATGAAATTTTCTGTAGTTTATAATATATTAGCGTATATTATAATGGTACATTGTATTCACTCTACCATCGACGAGACTCTCCTTGAAAGTTCCGGTCTTCACCGTTACGCATACAACAAACTTAAAGTTATTAGTGCTACTGTGATTTCTATGAATAATCCCGAAAAAACAAAAGATGTTACAACAACGATTCATAATTTAATTCAAAAAAACAGACATTCACATAGTCATAGTGATATTAATATTACTTTAACTATTGATACTGGAATAATGAATACATATACCGAGGGTGATATCGATGTTGGTTCTCAGAAAAAAATGGAATTGAAACTAGCGTATGATACTTGTGCTCCTACTCATGACCATTCTCACGGTCATCCTACCCACGGTCACGGTCACGGTCATCCTACCCACGGTCACGGTCACGGTCATCCTTGTAATTGTCATGACCATTCTCATATGCATCTTCCCGTCGGTCATCCTACCGTCGGTCATGGTCATCTTCATGACCATTCTACCCACGGTCACGGTCACGGTCGTCCTTGTCATGACCATTCTCACGGTCATCTTCATCCTCATGGTCATCTTCATCCTCATGACCATTCTCACATAGATGGTACATATTATTATACATCAAAAGATTTCAAAGGGCAAGATTACACTGTTACTGACAATATTACAACTGGTGAATTTATGGTACCATTACTTAATTCTAATAATAAGTCATGCGGATGGTTATCATGGCAAGATTTAGCATATCCTACCCTTGGAAAGAAATGGTCTGTTCAAGAAAATTTAACAATTTCTTTTGGTAATGAAAATAATGCTCATACTTTACATGGTGTAGCACTCAATATTGCAACCGGTGGATTCTATGATGAAGGAACACCTTATAAGTTTTATATTTCATGTAACATGGGACATGACGTTGTTGTAACTATTACCAATCTTGGAGATGGATTAAGAGAAGTGGTTGTCGAAAAACATGTCAAACTTTAAATTAACATATTCATAAATATTGCACTATAATAAATACAACTATACATTGTGTTATACAATAATTTTTAAATAATCCGTAATGTAACTTAATTATGGATTATTTACCACATTTTCATTCTATCTTTTTGTTCCAAATACATATTATCACTTTCTGTAATATCAAATACATCATAAAATGCATCAATATGTTGCACCAAATTCCCGCGGAAATCAGTAGGTGCATGAGGATCAACTGCCAACAACATGACACGACGATCTTTTTTAACATTTTGCTTCCAAACATTAGCCCATGATTTGAAAAATACACGTAATGATGCACGGACAGTGACATCATCCGCCTTATTTACCGACAAATGTTTCAACAATGCCTTCATTGACAAACTTAAACCACCAATATCTGCCAAGTTTTCACCCATGGTCAATTGCGAATTCATTTTGTGTTCCTTTCCCTCATCTTCGTCCTTATATACATATTTTTCAACAGAATTCACCATAATTTCCGTTTTCGTTTTGAATAATTCTCCATCGGCATCTGACCACCAATCATTCAAATTTCCGTTTCCATCAAATTTACGTCCTTTATCATCATATCCATGTGTAATTTCATGAGCAATAACCGCACCAATACCACCATAATTGCATGGGGTTATCACATCAAGATCTTTCACCATTGCCAATTCATCGTCAATATTAAAATCAATACTATCTACGTTATGTTGAAAGAAAGGAGGTTGCAATATGGCTGCAGGAAAAACAATCTCATTTTGAGTAGGCATAAAATAAGCATTCACTGTTTGAGGAGTCATTCTCCATTCTTCGCGGTCCAAGACAGAATTGATTTTTTCAAAGAAATTCACACGCAAACTCCATTTACGCGCCTTTTTGGAGATATCATATAACGAATCGCCCAAAGTAATATCAAAATCAGAATAATCCTTCCATTGATCGGGATAACCGATTTTACTTGTGAATGTAGATAGTTTATCGACGGCAGTCTTCTTTGTTTCGTCTGTTAACCAATCATTTGTTTTCAAAGACTCGTCCATAATATTCAAGACATTTTTCACCAATATATCCATCTTGGACTTGGATGTTTCAGTAAAATATTTTTCCACAAACAACTTTCCCATCATCTCGCCTGCATATGAATTCACAATGCCAATAGAACGTTTGTCTTCGGGTTTCTCCTTCTCTTGACCGCCTAATTTTCTAGAATAAAAATCGAAAAATTCATCATCCAATTCTTTTGTACAAAAACCGTGGAAACTCTTGATAATTTTGTATTGCATAAAAGATTTGTATTTTGCAAAATTGGTTTCATCAAATATCAATTTCATGCATCTACGAATACCATCTCCATCAAATACAGTGATTTGATGTTTATCAGGTGGATTTTCGCGATCGGTAAAATTCTTTTCATAATTGGTTTCCAATACTGTTTTAAAATTGAAATGATCACACAACAAAACAAAAAACTCCTCGAATTTGGTTTTCGTTGATTCATCAAACATATAATTGCGATCATTTTCTTCGTAATTTTCTTGTTTCTTGGACAAACTTTGTAATTCATTTACCTTTTTATAAACATCATCCAAATTAGTATTTGTATAATATTGGTCATATTCGCGTCCTTGATCGGGTTTCATAGTATAATCTGCAATTTTGGTTTCAAATTCCAAGACATGGTCTTCAAAATGTTCGTCTAATTTGATAGAAAAGGGTTCCAAAATGTGTTTGATGTTTGTTAAATGGGTCTTAAACATAACTAGTTTGTCAGAAAAATCAGGTGATTTATAATATTCTTGAGATGGTAAAGACAAACCTGAAATAGAAAAGTCCAAGACAACATTATTGACATTTTTCAGATCGCTTCCGCTATCAAAATCGAGAACATTGGAAATTCCATTAATTTGACCATAATGCAAATATTTGGCTAGATTTTGAATATAATTATCATTTGTAAAATGGTCATCCAATGTGTGTAACTCTTCTGCAATAGGATCACAATTGCTAGTTTGGTCATTCCAAGATTGAAAACGTTTTTCCGATGCCTTCCAAATGGCAAAAATTTTCTCTTGCTCTTCCGAAACACACTTGTTTTCCAAATTTTTGACAATATCGATTTGATTGATCAAACCTTCATCATACAATTTTGTAAACCCTCCCCAAGAAGAATAATCCAAAGGAATTTGATTCAAAGGATTTGAAAGCCATGCGTGATTTACATAGTGATAAAAATCATAACCGGGTGCAAGGTCAGTACTACTCATCTATTTATAACTATAACTAAGTTTTTTTAATATGTTTAATAATTTATATATGTATTCTTATTTAGAATTCACATATATTTTGTAACGAGAATTCAATGTTTTTTCTTATTTTTACTAATAGATATAGTAGTATTCGTAGTTAATGTATTTATATATGATGTTAAACCCCATATTAATTAATAGTTTAGAAAGAATTATTAATTTTTAACCGTCATATTATTATATAATAATATTTTTAATTTTATATAATGTATTTAAAAATAGATGAATTCAATAATTTACATGATATTCCCGATTATTATAATTTTCAAAAACCATATTTAATTCGCGGTGGGTGTAAATCAATGAAAATATTTAATATGGAAGACAAATTGCAATGTTTTTTACAATACATACAAGATACCGAACTAAACACCGAAATTTATAATACTACGACTGAACTTGAACAAACAATTACTTCAGGTGAGAAACAATGCCCATTTTCAGAAACATTTGAGCATAATATCCGTAATAAAAAACCTTACCATTCTATTGCAGATATAAATTTGAAAGAACCGATATATAATTTTAGTTCTAAATTTCTATCCTATTTTCACGTAGATATGGATAACACACGCGAGAATGAAGAGTTATTAATGTTTTTTGGAAATGATACTCGAAGCGGCAGTCATATTCATGGAAACGGTGATTATGTATTTAATCAAATATACGGTTCAAAAATCGTATATATGTTTGATTATAACGACAATTCATTACCATGTTGTGGCATTTTTAGTGATCGATTCAATTTTTTAAAGGACAATTTATTATCAATTGACCATTCAAACTTAAAAATTTATAAAGTCGAAATGAATGAAGGAGATTCATTAACGATTCCACCATGGTGGTGGCATGCAGTCATAGGAAAAGATCTAACTTTAACTCTCACCAAAACATATAGACGAAGCAATTATTGGTACATACTAACCAAACCGTATCTTTTGCTTTTATTAATTGTACAACTTACAATGGAAATAATCTATGTAATTATTCATTATTTGATTCAATATTTCGAGTGATTCAATCAATCGTATTCGACCGATTGAGGTAACATTAGTCAATTCTACAGAGTTTATCCAAGTAAATGATTATTTCTGTATATTTTCATATCATTCATAATAATATAATGGAAACTCTTGGATATTTTTTTTCATCATTGTTAAATATGATTGGTTTTACATCAGAACCATCCACCGATACACTAAAAACGTCAGACAATGAGGAAAATAAAGAAGAAACAAACAAAGAGGAAACAAATAAAAAGGATGAATCCAAGGAAACATTCGTTTTTATTGATATTTTTGATGATAAAGTAGATGATAATATAGACAAGAATGCTCATGATATTTTTACAACAAGTTTTTAAGAATGATTCCACGTTTCATCAACCAATCCGTATTTTTGACACTTTTCAGTATCCCACCAAAGGTCGTGTTTTAAAACTTCACCTAATTGCTTCTTAGGAATATCCGCATGTTCCTTGTAAATATCCATTATCTTCTCCATCAATATTTTATTATTTTGGAAATCGTCTTCAATTTCCGACATTTTCCCCCAAAATCCTGATGACAGTTGATGAATCAACATATATGCGTTTGGTCGCATATATCGTTTCTTACCGACAACACTCATAAGTGTTCCTGCAGATGCGGTTGCACCTTCAATAATCGTATAAACGGGAACTTTACACGATTGGATCACATCGATGGCAGTCAATGCATCAAACACAGATCCCCCAAACGAACTGATATGTAAATAAATCGGAATTTCCTCTAAATTTAGTTTTAGTGCTGTAATAATATTCTCCAATTCGCATTTGCGAATTAGTTCGATCATTTCAAATATATTGTCGCGATCCACTTCTGCGTGGAAATAAATATGATTGTTCTCGCGTGTAATTTTCTTCATAGACTCTTCTTCGTCGCCATCATCATCGTTCTCATTTCTGATGACAATACTTGTCTTAGAAGTATCACTACCACCACGGGTAGCGACATTTCTAGTTCTGCGCGATGTATTAGGAGTAAATCTAAACATGTTAAATAGGTTGCAATTGAAATGTATTACAAATACCTTTCAATTTTATACATTTATTTTGGAACAGGAAAAGGACGTTGATTATTCGGTATAATCAACTCTTTTGGCATAATTAAAGGAACTCTACGATCGATCATTGACAATTCTTGAATATTCCGTATTTCAGCCTTTACGGGTCCTTGTGGATCGACTAAATTTGTCGCACCAATACCAAACAAAAAGGATTCAATATCATTGGGGTTCTTGGCCAATTCTGTATTTGGCAACTGACCTGGATTGGTTCCAAAACCAGACATGTATGTAGAACTTGCAAAAGCATATTCCTTATTGGTTTTATAATCCATTTGTTGTTTAAACGCCTGTTGTTCGACTTGATAATTACCTGGTGTATTTTTATTAGAAGTAGATGCCATTTATATTAGATCTATATAAAAAGACCCGCGCAAAGAACTTACTAAAACAATTTTTTAGATAATTGAATAAAACAATCCTTTTCGTCACTAAATTCCAAAGGATTGCGATAATATTCAACAAAGCAGTTATGAAAAAGCAACATATAATCATAAGAATAAAGGACGGCTAAACCAATTTCTCTGTCTTGTGAAAGCATTTTTCCGGCAGCACTATCGTATAATTTCTGAAAAAACAAATTCTCTTTTGTTTGGTCATAAACGAAATCCATAGCCTTTGATGCAGAATTAGTGTCATAATCATTTTCATCATTGGTTATTTCATCGATTTCTTCACAATGAGAAACCACCTTTTGCATCGAAAATAATTGACGCATAATTTCGCGATATTCAAAATCATTTTTGTAAGGCATAATGGATAAATCGAAATTATAATAATGACTCATTGAACAATATAAATAACAACTATTTATATTGTTTGATTTTCCTAAAGTTTAAAAAGGCGGGCTAGAAAAGATTTCTTGACAGTCTTTCTGTGTGTTTTTCTAACCTTCTTTCCCTTACCCCTTCCCTTTGTCTTTCTCTTGGACTTTGTTTTTCTACCGCCCATTGGCAAAACGCTGCCTCCTCCTCTTTTGCCGCAACTTTTACCTCCGGAATATTTACTACCACTACAACTTGTCATTATATACTAAAGGGAGATTAAAATTAAACGCTGCCATTATTGGGGCGACCCTTCTTGGACAATTCACCATCACCAGGGGCGCGTGTGTCAGAACCACCACGAACCCACCCGTTCATAGCACTTTCTTCAACAGTATATTTTGCATCGGTTGTACGGTTTTCCATATCATCATTAGTAGGATATAATGAGTATCCCATAAAACTTTGTGACATTACAGTAGATGTACTTTTCTTTTCAGTAATGGGCTCACCTTCTAACAATTGAAGTTCTAAAGTAGGGTCAGCAGATCCTCTTCCTAAATAAGGAACGGTCAAAAATTGGCGTTGCATTAAATTCAAACGTCCTAAATTTCTCTCATTCTCTGTTTCTAATAATAAATTGGATTCTCCTTCTACCTTTTCGCCACTAATACCAGCACCAGTTACACCGGTGGGAACAACTGCTGGTTGTTGTGTTGCAAATTCAATTTGACTATCTGTAGGATTTTGACTAAAATAGTTGGTGGTTGTATAATCTGAAAAGCGACCATTTTGTAAAGTTTGCTGTGTTTGGGTGGTGTTGTCGTTTTCGATGCGAGCCATATTGTAAAATGAATAATTACTGACAGTAGACATTGCTTTATATATTTGCAATATATTTTGTATTTTGAAATGCGTTATTAATTAATGTAAATTGTATCTTGGATTATTTCTTACAGAAGCAAAATTATTACCTTCCTTTGCAGAAATCATGTCACCATAACAGAATTCAGCAAAACCCTTTTGATCATTGGGAATAGTTGTATTGGCGGTGCTATAAAATTGTCTCATAGATTGTTCTAATTCTAAATTTTCGGTTACATCTTGGAACAACTTTTTATCAATATTTGGTTGATCAGGATTTAACATTTGAATCTGATTTTTGGTTTCGTCTAAAATAGTCTCCCTGTCCTTTTCTGTAAATGATGGAGGAGCCGGTTTTTTATGGGGATTATAATCATAGTCATTTATTAATACATTACTCAATGGGTTCATCGGAGTACTGGGTTGGTATTGATTTTCATTGGTATTGACTTGAACCAGAGGTCCTCTACGATTATAATTTTTAGTATAACGATCTTCATCCTGCATAAAACCTTCGCCTAGTAATTTCTGACTAGTAGCATAATGCAAAAGGAAAATACATATTATACTTATTGCCGAAACAATTAAAATACGTGGTTTTTGTGTAAATAAATAGGATACAATTGTTAAAATTAATACAATACGTGTCAATGCGTTTAATTTTTGATTAAATGTCATTCCTTCGGTGGGAAAAAACTCATTCCAATACTGTGTATTTAATAGTACATTTGGGTCTTCTGTCCAAAACATAACTCTAGGTGAATGATAATTATTTACTTGCACCGTTTTTTCGATTTTGCGTGGTCTTTCATGGCGTTGTTTCGGAGGTACATTCTCTTGTAAAACTGGAGGCATTTCAGGCATTTCGGGCATTTCGGGAATTTCAGGCATTTCAACATTTTTTTCTTTGATTGAACCTTCTAAATCATTATCTATTAATGGTGTTGGACTGAAATTTTGGGTCATTATATATATATTCTTTCTTATAAAAATATATATTTATTGTTCGCATTTTTAACATTATCATGCAGCTAATGTCCTTCCCCAACCAAATAATAACCACATAATGAATGTAATAATCAAGGTGACAATAAAAATAATCAATATATGCACTATCAATTTAGTGGCACTCTTATAATGAAAATCGTTTTCTAAAGTAGGCATGATATACTGATCGATATAATCATTGACAACAAACAATATTCCAAATGTAATAGCACTATAGAATGCATTGAAAACAAACGCATTTTCGATTTTTGTATGATTTATCTTATTGTATAATAATCCCATATACATTTAATGTTTATTTTTTTTCACACATTTGTCATCTATTTGAAATGTTTCGCATTTTTGTTTATCGGGAATGATTTGTAATACGCATTTTGATTTTTCACCATATACCGGAGTTGTACAACCGTCCTCCTTCTTACTTGTTTTCTCCTGTATTGTGCAACGCGAACGGAAATGTTCATAACGTTCTCTAACTTCACAATACGATAACCCCGATTTTTTACCTAACATCTTATTAATAATTTCATGCAATTTATAAACATATCTAGAAAAGGTGTTACGATTTTTCATATGTCTCCATGTAATTGGATGTTTTTTGAAATTTTTGCACAAATTTGTACGACATTTTCCGCATGGTAATGTATTTCGCAAATTCAATATATAATTTCGATAATTCCGTTTATCATCACATGTAGGTTGAAGAGGATAATTGAAACTTATAGTGTGAATATAGTGCCACGCACTTGGACCCCAAACACTGGTCAACATACCGTCATTTGATTCATAATCCTTTTTTTTATATATTCGCTTTGTTTTTCTTTTATTTGATTTTTTTACTTTATAGGTTTTAGCCATTGTTATAGTATTCTGATAAAATAATCCTTACTACTATTTTCTAAAGTGTTATAATTACAAAAACATTATATAATGATAAAATATAATGGCAAACGTTTTTCAACTTTTATATGCAGATTATGTGAAACCTTTGAACAAACTAATTGTTACATCGATACTCTTTCTCATTTTTATTATTGCTGGGTATTATGGATATCAATGGTACGCAAAATCAACTATCGAAAATTTGGAAGCAGAAGACATGGCAAATTCAAATCGACGAGTTAGTGAAGCGAAAATTAAATTCTTTTCGGCAGACTGGTGTCCTCATTGCAAAAAAGCAAAACCAGAATGGGAAAAATTTAAAGACGAATACAATGGTAAAACAGAAGGATATTATAAAATCAGTTGCGAATACATTGATTGTACAGATGGCGACAATCCCCAAATCCAAGAACATTCCGTAGATGGTTATCCAACCATCGTTATGATAAAAGATAACAAATCTGTCAATTATGATGCAAAAATCACAGAACCCAATTTAAAACAATTTGTAGATGACTTTTTGAAAAAATAAATTAAAATAAAAATCAGTTTTTTATTCTAGTTGGAATCATTATTTTCAGGATATAAAAATTCACTTGCTTTTTCTACTCCAATTGAAATTAATTTTTGTCGATACTCTTCCGAAGAAGCAAAACTTGATATAGATTCAAAAGTAATGGATTCCATATGTATATATATTTCATTCTCATAATTACAATTTGTATCGTCAATATCTACATTTATTCTTTTCATTATATTTTTTAGTAAATACATGACATATTCCAACAAATTGAACGATTTTATCATTTCTGAATCTGGTTTTTCATCTACAATAATTTTTCTTATTCCCAATATTTCACTTGGGTCGGCATTCATTGTATTTAAACATTCTAAAATTGGATAATTTAGGAAAATGCCACCATCAACAAAGGATTTATTTTCAAAAGTCAAGGGTTTAAATAATATAGGAAGACTGCACGATGTATAACATGCATCAATTAGGGACATATTTGGATATGTTTTATGTGAAATACACTCCAATTCAAAAGCATTGATTTCAACACTATAAATGTAAAATTCAATTCCCGTTTTTTCATAAAATTCTTTCATAGTTATATCCATTTCCATATCGACTCCAGAAAAAATAGGTTTTAGTGCATTAAATATGACTGATTGATCAAATACACCTCCATTGTCAATTACATCGAATATTTGACTAATATCGAATTTAAAAACAGTGTTCCATGGTCGCTTAATAATAAAATCATCTAACACATCCCAATCGTATTTACATAAAATCATGACTAATATAATAGTACCAATGGACGTCGCATGACATGATTTAATATTAGATAAGTCCCAAAACCTATTTTGGTTTAATTCGCGCAAAGCACCATATGCAGATAAACCATATGTACCTCCTCCAGATACTACCAAATGTTTAATAATTGATTTTTCTTCATCCATTAATTTAATATAAATGAAGTATTTATATTAATTTTTTTTCATCTGTCTTTATAAGAAGATGTCTTGTTTTTTATTTACTACCGATGACGAAACAAAGGGTAACATTAATATTGATGATCTATATGACAAGCAACAACAACGTGATGTAAGACAAATTACAATTTTTAACAAAATTTTAAATAGGATTCATAAACGCATTAAGGCCACAGGTAAAAGTAAAATGAAAGATCAATTCATATGGTTTACCATACCAGAATATATCTTTGGAGAACCCGTGTATAATAAAGCCGAATGTATCGCTTATATTATTGCCAAATTAGAAACCAATAAATTTCATATTCGTTATGTTCATCCAAATACATTGTATGTTTCATGGGCAAATTGGGTTCCATCTTATGTAAGAAATGAATATAAAAAACGAACAGGTGTTAGTGTCGATGAATTGGGTAGAATTGTGAATAGGAAAGAAAATGAAATGATCATGGATAACAACGATCCAAATGCACAAATATTAAATAATGGTCAAACAAATCCAAACGACAAACCAAAAAAAATATATACACACGTTGATGAATACCAACCTACCGGAAAGTTGGTTTATAATCCAGATTTGTTCGAAAAAATTGAAAAAAAAGTATTATAGATTTTATGTTTGAAAATACTTAAATACAATACGATAGTTGTATCATATAATGGAAGCATCTAAATCCGAAGTTGAAAACACCGCCACTGCCCCCGTCACTGTTCAAGAAACAGTTTTCTCTGCAGAGTCCCAGAAGGAGGCTGCCCCTCAAGAAAGTGCCGTCGAGAAAGAGACTGAAGCACCTACTCAAGAGGAACAAACGATGGACCTTTCTGATGTGGAGGTAACGAACGAAAATGTTGCATTGAATATTATTGTATCTTATGTCAATCTTGCACAAAAGAGAGGAGCATTTAATATGAAGGAATCTGCAAAAATTTGGGAGTGTATTAAGAAGTTTCAGCGCGCTTCTGCATAAGTAAGTAAATAATATATGTAATTTTGAGTTATATATTATTTTATTCAAAATGTAAATCAAGGATGCAACGTTTCAATCAACCATTGATATAAAGGAGGTTCTTTGTATTCGATGGAATAGATATAATCAAATACCTTTTTTTCTATGGTATTTTCGTAAATACTTTCTTGGAGTTGTTCCTTTTTTCTCTTTCTTTCCTGATTTTTAAAATGTAAAATATGATGAGGAGTGTATTCATCGTCCCTATCTTCTACATTTTCCCACGGTAGTGACAGTCCGTTGATCATAAATAGATACAAATACATTAATGAAATTATGTCATCTCTTCGTGAGGCAGTTATACCATTATGAATATGCAAACTAATAAATTTAGGGGTTCCAATAATAAAAGTACTCTCATTTTTTGGTTCAATATGTTTTAACTCTTCATCCACAAAAATAGTGGATAACCCAAAATCAATCAAAATTATTTCGTCATCTTTCATCATAAAGTTTTGTGGTTTCAGATCGCGATGAATAACCCCCATATTATGAATTGTCTCTAATATAGTAATCATTTTGCTGGTTAATTTTACAATATCATTTTTAGACAAATGATTTTGCAATAAATAATCATCCAATGTACAATCATAATATGGCATTATTAATCCATAATATTTTTTATAAATTCCGTACCAATACACATGAGGTGTGTTTCGCGAACCTTTATGAAATAAATAATTTAATATGGTTGTTTCATGTTTCAATAATTTGATTTCACTATCTACAAGTTCGAATTTAATAGCAATATCTTCATTTGTTTTTTTATATTTTCCTTTGTATATTTGTCCAAATTGACCCTTGCCTATTTTACTATTTATTACATATTTATTCACAATCATTTTATATATAAAATAATTTTATTTATATATAGTTTAAAATATAGCATTAATATAAAGATGGAAGAATCTCAAATAGTTATTATTATTGTCTATATTATATTATTTATTCTATTTGGATACATATTTGGGAACTATTTATCAAAAAAAATAGTTCCATTAAGAGAAGGTGCGCGAACATTACCGCGACCCGTGATTAATCCAAGAGTTTCTGAATATGAAAAAGATAAGAATACGAAATTAGTTATTCCAGGAGAAACCATGAACCAAGCAATTGATCGTTTTATTTTCAAATATTTCAACAAAGATGGATTTCCTTTGGAATCTACCATTATATTATATACAAAATATTGCTGTAATAAAGGAAATGTCACGCAAGAAAACAAACGTAAATTAACGGATATTGGTTATTATATGTTAGATATTATCATCCCCAATCTTTCATCTACTATGAATAGTGATCCCAAAGCATATTGGCCTCCAATTAAATGGAGCAATCATGACATTTTTAATATATTGATACAACCCACTTCTACTGCTCAAGTGATACGCGGTCAAAATTACAAAGGTCAATATGTTAGCAATTTAACCTCTAGTGGATCAAGTAATTTTTGGGACGATTTGTTTGGAAATAATTCGCCATCTTCGAATGAATCGAATAACACCGAAACTACTACTAATAATAATCAAAGTGTGGCCGATACTTGTAGTAATGCACCGAAAAATAATTGTGGTATCGGGTGTCCAACGAGTTGCTTAAGTTCGGCAATTGCGGCGTCGTTGCCTCCGCCGTCTAGTAGTAGTAGTAGTTCTAGTAGTAGTTCTAGTAGTAGTTCGAATAACAATCAAACTAGTGGAAGTAACGCAGGTGGAGCAAATAATAAGAATAATACAGCAAATACTACTTTTTTACCGGGAGGTTTAAATGAAATTATTATTGGTTCAGCAGATATTGATGGATATCAAACTACCGACTGTCTTCAAAAACAAGAAAATGGTTCTGAATTGAATGATATGATTAGCGAATTTATCAAAACCTATTTTATTGATAATGGACCCAATGAAAATCGTCCTACACAGGCATTAATTGATTTATTCAATCAATATGATAGTAAATCCCCAATGGACGGATTTCACATGAACAAAATGCGCGATTTAATTTTTTATATGTTGCAAGTCATTGTTCCGGGATTGCCCACAAAAACATATGTATCGGGAGCACCTGCAATAAATAAATCGGATAGTTCTTATGTTGAATGGCGACCAATTCGTTGGTTAAGTCTTTCTGAAAAACCAAAATAAAAATATTCATACATACTATATGAATATTCTACAAGATTTCACAGAATTTGTAGATTATATAATAGAATCTTTTTCTACACCAGTTTATTATTTATTGGTTGTATTGATTTATCTTATTTATATTATGAGTGCGATTGGTATTGCTTATATTAATCCAAATTATGCAACTTATTTAAATCATGTGATACAATTATTTATTGCGGTAGTATTAATCATACGTTTTAATCCATTTCGTAAGAAATTAAATTGTAATATGAACGACCGTACCTTTATTTTAGCCAGTTCCTTTTTCTTATTAGTCAATGATGAATTTGTTACTTATATTAAAAATAT